CAACGGTCTCCAGGCGATCATCCCGGACTCTGGCATTAACACCATCGGCGGCATCAATGGATCCTCCTGGACGTTCTGGCGTCCTTGGGTCCAGTCCGCCGCTGCCCCGCTGCAAGGCGGCTCCGCTGTCGCAGTCGGCCCGGCGACGATTGAAGGCCTGATGCTTGGCCTCTATCTGAACCTCGTCCGCGGTGCTGACGAACCCGACCTCGCGATCGCCTCGAACGACTACTTCCAGTACTTCGAGCAATCGCAGGTGTCGCAGAAGCGCTACACCGGCGAGGACGCCGACGCGGGATTCGTCTCGCTGAAGTACAAGAACATGGACGTCATCTTCGACGGCAATTCGGGCATTCCCGCTTCGCATATGTATATGCTGAACACGGAATACTTCGAAGTCGTCGAGCACAAGGACGCGGCCATGACGGTGAGTGAGGAAACCCGCCCGTACAACCAGGACGCTGTCGTGATCCCGGTTCTCTGGATGGGCAACCTCGTTTGCTCCAACCGCTTCCTCCAAGGCGTCATTCACGCGTAATGTGGGATGATTACCACGACGTAACACGCCCACAAACGAAAGGAACCTGAAATGTCTGGTCGCGTAGGTCTTCTCCAAGGGGTTGGTCAATTCCCCATCGACATCTGGGACGCTTGGTACGGTCCCTATTCCGCGGGTCCTGCAGTCCCGCCCACCGCACTCGGCAACAATCTGACGATTGGTATGCCGATGCAGTCGTACGACCCGTATTGGGGATGGGGAGAGTTCATTCTCTGCCAGTTCCAAACCGCGTCGACGGCTGTTCCCACCGGCACGATCGTTACCTGGGACCAAAACTACATCATCACCCCGGTGACTGGTGCAGCCAATACCGCCCAGCCGGTCGGTTTTGTCTCCTCGAACTTCCAGTCTGACGCCACGCTCGGTGCGCCGACGGCTCCATGGAACCAGATCCAGACCGTCAACCAGCTCTATGGTTGGGTCCAGATCGCTGGTCTCTGCCCGGTCAAGACGACGGCAACGGCGGCTGTTGGTCCGATGTACCAAACGGCCACGGCTGGTTCGGTCAGTTCGGCGGCGGTCGTCTCGCAGCAGGTCGTCAACGCGAGGATCGTGGTTGCGACGGGTGGTACCTGGAGCCGCTACGGTGCCACCACCATCCCGAATGCCAGCTCCATCTCCGGCCGCTCGGAAGTGTTCGTGAACGACAAGGATGGCCTGTTCGTCGGTATGCAGCTGGCTGGTACCAACCTGCCCGCCAATACGACGATCACGGATATGCAGACGGGCCGCAATAACAGCGTGCTTGTCAGCAATGCCGCCACCGCCACCGGCCCGTTCGCCATCACCCCCTCCTACAACAACGGCACGATCTACACTGCGCTGGCTATGGTCAATCGGCCGTTCGCGCAGGGTGCTATCACCTAAGGAGCGACCATGGGTCTCAGCAAGCGTCTTATGTCCGTCGGTACTCCGGCGGAGCAGGCGAAGGCGATCAACGGAGTTTCTGGCGTCTACGCTAGCGTCTCCACGACCGTCTCGCAGGCTGCTGCGACCCCGCTTCTCTACGACATCAATTTCGTCACCACCGCGCAAGCGGCGGGGGCGGTGTTGCTGCCGAGTGATGCGGTGGTCGGAGACTTCATTACGGTGACGAATTTCACTGGCAGTAACGTTACCATCTACCCGTCTGCGGGCGGGCAAGTAAACGCGCTCGGTACTAACACCGGTCTCGTCTTGGCAACGTCCTCGTCGGTGCAGTTGCAGGTCGCTTCTACGACTGCCACCGGTGCGCCTCTTTGGTACATCACCTAGACCATCCGGGATTGGTCTCCAGCCGGATGTTTGCCCGCTAGTGCTTCGGTACTAGCGGGCCTTTTTGGAGACTATTGGAGACTGACAAAATGAGTGACGCACGACGCCCGTTCATCAAGTTCGAAGTCGTAACGATCGAAGACCGCCAAGCAATGGCGGCGACTGGCCACATTGCTTACAAGGATGTGGATTTCATCGTCATCGTCCCGCACGGGTCGGAAGGCAAGACGGAACTGCGGGAGGAGTACAGCTTCTGGCTCGACAAGATGCAGAAGCAAGTCGGCCCGACGCGCGCGCCTGGGGCGGATGCTGGCACCCCCTTCATGGTCGAAAGTCGCTTCCCGCGGGAGTGGCTGGATGAGATCATCAAGGGCTACAAGATGTGGAAAGAAGGGAAAGAGCTGCCCCTTGAAGGGACGGCCCTGCACCAATGGGGTGTCCTGCCGCCGGCGATGCTGCAAACCTTCCTCGCCCAGAACGTTCGCACCATCGAAGAGCTGGCCGAAGCTTCGGATGAGGCAATCAACCCTTGCGGCATGGGCGCTCGCATCTTCCGCAACCACGCGCAGGCCTGGGTGAAGCTCAACAAGGAAGGAACCGTCACGCGGACGGCGGCGGAAGTCACCGCGCTGCGGGAGGAGAACACGGAACTGCGTGGCACGATCAAAGCCCTCACGGACAAGATCGACGCGCTCGTGGCCCGGCTGCCGAATACGGACACTCAGGCGGTGCTTGAGCGCCATAACGCGAAGCGGGCGGCCTAAATCATGATGAACGTCCTGCAGATCGTGCAGGAGGCTACGCGGCGGTCGGGGCTTCCGGTCCCGACCTCGCTAGTTTCCTCCAGTGATCCCGGCACGATCCAGCTCATGTCGTTGTTCAATGAGCTGATGCAGGAGACGGTTAAAGCCTATCGTTTTCAGGCTTGTATCTTCCACGGCCAGTTCACCACGACGGCGGTAAGTCTGCAGGGGACGATCCAGGGCATCCTCGGCACCGACCCGGAGAGCATCACCGGCGCAACGATGTGGGATATGACCCTTCGGCGGCCAGTATTCGGCCCGATGGACGATACGAACTTTCAGATCCTGTCCGCACTCATCCCGACTGGTCCGATCTATCAGTACAGGTTCGAGGCAAACAACCTGTTGTTCCTTCCCCCGCCGCCTGCTGGCGACACGATCAACTTCATCTATCGGTCGAAGAACTGGCTGTCGCTGAGTGGCAATCCTTCCGCTCCTGGCTACTTCATCCAGAACGACACCGACATTCCGCTCATTGACGATACGACCCTCATCATGGGGTTGAAGTATCGGTACAAGAAAGAGAAGAACCTTCCGTATGCGGAGGACTTCGAAACTTGGCAGCGGATGATCGACAACATCGCCCTACGCGACGGGACGAAGAATGTGCTCTATCTGGACAAGCCGTCGGCCGAGCTTGTCCCTGGAATCTTCGTGCCGATGGGGAATCTGCCGCTCGCCGGGGGAATGTAAGTGGGCAATAGGTATCGGGTGGCGACGCAGGATTCGCTGGAACCTGCGAAGCAGAAAAGCATCATCGATACCTATCCGCCGCCTGTTGGCGGGTGGAATGCGCGAGATGCGCTGTCGGCTATGCCGATCACCGATGCTCCCGTGCTCAACAATATGCTCGCGCAGCCGTCGCAGGTCATCCAGCGACTCGGCTCAACCGCGTGGTCGACTGGTTACAGTGCGCAAGTCAACACGTTGATGCCGTATAATAGCAGCTCCGCGGGCTCGCGGAAGCTATTCGCTGCGAGTGGCTCCAACATCTATGATGCGTCGACAGGCGGTGCAATCGGTGCCGCCGTCGTAACCGGCCTCGGTTCCTCTTGGTGGCAGTACGTCAACTTCGCCTCCAGCGCCGGGCAATTTCTCGTCTGCGTCAACGGCGCAGATCCCATGCAAACGTGGAACGGGCTGGCCTGGACGGCGACGGCCTCGCTGAGTATTACCGGCGGCGGCAGTTTGACGATGGCGACAGTCATTGGCGTCGCCATCTACGAGTCCACTCTCTATTTCATCCCCTCAGCCACGCTCGGATTCTACTATCAGCCTGCTCAACAGATCTTTGGTACTGTCACTTATTTTAACCTTGCTGCGCTTTGTCGTCGTGGCGGTTATCTTATGGCGATTGACAGTTGGACTGTTGATGGGGGTAATGGTCCTCAAGATTACTTCGTCGCTATCACTAGCGAAGGGGAAGTGGTCATCTATCAGGGCCTCGCGTTCTCAACGGCGATTGGCTCGCCGGGGGCGATGAATCTGGTGGGGGTGTACTACATCGGCAGGCCGATGGGCCGCCGCTGCACGTTCAAGTTCGGCGGGGATCTGCTCATCATGACGGAGCGGGGAGTGTTCCCCATCTCCGTCGCACTGCAAGCCGCCACGATCAACCGCACTGTCGCGGTAACGGATAAAATCGAGCCCGCGTTCGTGGCCGACACTTCCGCCCTGTACAACTCCAACGGTTGGCAGATGGAAAGCCATATGCAGGGGCAGTTCCTGCTCATCAACCTCCCGACGACTCCGACGGAACAGTATGTGATGCAGTTCCAAACCCGCGGCTGGAGTCAGTTCCTCGGGTGGACGGCGTATTGCTGGCTCTACACGAATGGGACGCTCTATTTCGGCGGGCTTGATCCAGCCACCGGGTTGAATGCCGTCGTGCAAGCCTACACCGGCGTTACCGATGGCACCAACGCCATCACGACGCAGTGTATGCCTGCGTTTTCGCAGTTGAAGATCCCCGCCCGCCAGAAGCACGTTAAAATGGTTCGCCCGTACTGGCAGGCGAACGGCAACTTCGGCTACAGCGTGGATGGGATGGTGGATTACAATCTGTCCACGCCGGTGTCGATCCCCTCGTCGAGCGGTACCATTGCCGCCGGACTTTGGGATAGCGCATTCTGGGACAATGGCGTGTGGGGCGGAAACAACAGCTACACTCACCAGTGGTCCACAGTAGCCACCTGGCCCTGCGTCGCATTCGCTCCCTTCTTCCAGACCACCAGCAAGGCCGGGGTGCCTGCGCTGCAAGCCTACGACATCCTCTACACGGCGGGTGGCGTGCTGTGAAGCTTGTGCTCCAGCCCTGCCGCGACCTTGTTGAATTCGTCGCTGTCCGAGCCCCCTATGATGCCTCTCCGTCCGATGTTGCCATTGGAGTTACCGACGACAGCTACGATCGGCTGCTTGGAGCAATGGCTTTCACTGGCTATTCCGGCCCAAGCATCTACGCCCATCTTGCTATCGTGGACCCTGCTGCCACCTTGTTTCTGTTCCGGGCGGGCGGGCGATATGTCTTTGAACAACTTAAGTGTACGCGGTTGACGCTAGTAACAGAGTCAACTAATCTCGCCGCAGTAGATTTGCACAAGAGGCTCGGCGCCGTTCATGAGGGTACTCTCAAGGGCGCGAGTCGCACCGGGGACGACATCCTCCTAGCGCGCCTAGACCGCGATTCTCGCTTTTGGAGGAAGTTAAATGGGCGTCAATCAAATCCTCGGGGGAGCGGCAGCTCCGGGCGGCAAGGGAGGGAGTTCTCCCCCGCCGGCTCCGAACATGAGCCAGCTGATCAGCCAGCAGCAACAGGCTAACCTCGGCGCGTTCAACACGCAACTCGGTGCAGGTCGGGTTGGGCAGAGCAATAACTACGGAAGTACGGGCTGGACGCAAGGGCCGAATGGCACTTGGCAGCAGAACTCGTCGCTGTCGCAGCCGCTGCAGAACATTGTCGGCTCGGCAGAGCAGAACGCGCAAGGCGCACTCAACGCCTACTCGCCGGGGAATAACCCGACTTGGCAAGGGCCGCAGGCGTCGCAAGCATTGCAGCAAGGTTGGACTGGTCCAGGGGCAGGGCAAGCGTCCGGGATGCAATGGCAAGGCCCGAATGCGGCAACGGCCACGCAGAATCTGCAATTTAACCCGGCGAATGTTTCGTCTGCGCTCTACAATCAGCAAATGGGCTTGCTCGAGCCCCAAATGCAGCAACAGGCGTCAGCGCTGGATAATAACCTGAAGGCGATGGGGTACGACACCACGCAGTCGGGTGGTGCGCAGAATGCTGAAAACAACCTGATGAATCAGCAGAACCTGCAGCGTAACCAAGCGGCTAATTGGGCCGTTGGGCAGGCAATCCCGCAGGGGGCAATGCAGTTGCAAGCGCAAGAGAGCATTCCCGCACTGCAGGCTAACCTCGCCAGCCAGCAATTCGGCGCGGGGCAGCAAGGGCTGATGAATGCTGGGTCGCTCGCGTCGCAGATGCAGGCAGGGAACCTGGGCGCGCTTAGCACGGGTGCGAACATCGGGTCGCAGCAATTCGGTGCCGGGCTGCAAGGGCAACAGCTGCTCGGGCAGCAGGCGTCGGGATTCTTGAGCAACGCTATGTCGCCGGGAGCGATGCTGCCAGGACTGACCGGCAATGCCGCCACGCCGGGGCTCAATCCTGTCGATATCATGGGTGCCGCGCAGCAGAACTACGCGAACCAAATGTCTGGTTACAATGCACAACAGGCGGCGCAGCAGAGTCAAATGAACGGGCTGATGAGCCTCGCGGGTACTGGCGCGGAAATGGCGATGTTTATGAGCGACCGGCGGCGGAAAATGAATATCGAGAAACTGCACGAAGTCCGACCCGGCCTCCACGCCTATAGCTTCCAATACAAACACGACAAGACCAACCAGCGTTACGTCGGCTATATGAGTGATGAGGTGCGGGAGTTGTACCCCGACGCCGTGACTGTCGATAGCGAAGGCTACGACATGGTTAATTATTCCAAACTTCCCTCGGTGGTCTGATCATGGATCAAAGCAACTCACCTATGTACGGCAGCATGGATCCCCAAACGATGATGCTGCTGCAAATGATGCAGCGGCAGCAGCAATCGCCGCAGTATACTGCCGCGCCGGTGCAGGGGAATGGGATGCAGGTCGCCCAATCGCCGGGGGCGAATGTGATGGGGAGCGTGTCAAACCTTACCGGCCCACTGATGCAGGCGATGATGCTGCGGAAGATGATGCAGCGTAATCAGCCGCCGCTTGCCCAAGGGCCGAAAGAAGACTTCTCGCAAGGTATCTAGCCATGCCCGATCCTTTCAACCCTTCTCAGCAATATGCATCAAACGCGCAGCAGGTAACTCAGCTGCCGATGCAGTACCAGCAGGGCATTGATGCTGCGATGATCAAGCGGCAGCTGGCTGCTCTGCTTATGCAGCGCGGGCAACAGCAACCGCAGGGGCAGACGGTTGTAACTGGCGCCGGTGCGCCGAATCGGTATGTGAAGAGCTCGCCACTGGAGAACCTCTCGAGCGTGGCGCAAGGGCTGCTCGGTGGTTACATGATGAACGGCGCGCAGCGGGATTTGATGCAGACGGCGCAGGATTATCAGAACTTTTCCAAGGCGGAAGCACAGCGAATCTTCGGCGGCGCGCAAGCACAGGGACAAGCACCTGCAATGGAC